AAAAAACTTTTTACCCGTATCGGTAATGGCTTGTATATTATAATGACTATTAATTTTAACTAACCAAAATTTCATTTTAATTTGTTAATTTCCTTTTCAATAAAATTTTTAGCTTTTTTTTTAGTTTTAAATAATTTATTTAACCAAGTAATAGGTGTTAAGTAATTTCCATAGTCTTTAACTAAAGCATAACTTCTCCAACCATCCCAAGTTTTTTTAACTCCATATTCTTTAATATTCATTACGCAGCTCCTTTTAAATATTGCTTGGCTTTTTTAAAATTTTCAAAATCAGCAACATATTTATAACTTGATAAAAGTTTTCCTCTTAAATCTTGTTTATAAATTGTTATTCTACCTTTATTTCTAAATGCTTTATCAACTACTATTTTAAAATATCTTTTAGTAGAACTATAAAGATAAACATAACAACCAGCATAATATTTTCTATTTAAAAATTTAATCATTATGCAGCTCCTTTACTGAAACCAAGTTTCTTTAATTTATTGATTATTTTTTTATCGGAAGTTTCAATATAAAAATTATGGTAATCGTCATCTTCTCCACCATCCTTTTTTACACCTAACTTTTTAAAATCTTTAAATAATTTTTCTAAAGATTTTAAGTGGTTAAAAATATTTGAATATGATTTGCAATGTGTAAATTCAAATTTAAACCTTATTGTGTTTTCTAACTTCATTACGCAGCTCTCTTTCTGTTAGATTTTAAATATTTTTTTAAATCTTTAATCATAAGAGATGCTATTCCAGCAGTATGATTTCCAGGTATTTTTTTTAAGATTTTATCTTTTTCAATATCTTTCATTAAACGATTAAATCTTAATTCATATTTAGTTATTGTTTTTTGCATTGTTTCTCCTTTTTTTTTATTTAACATTATGGAACCAGATTATTATAACGTTGCTAATCTGTCAATAAGAAAAATGGATATAAATAAATTAATTGACAATTTGGCTTTTTATCAAAAGAGCGTAGGGATACTGTACTACTTTCGTAGTTTAGAAAGATTATAAACTGCTAGATTATAATTCTAGCTGTTTCTTCTCGTCTTTTAGCAGTAGTATATCTACTAAAGCTAAATGGCTCATTTTAGAAAGAGCTGAAATACTAGGATGCGTATTATCATCATTTAGAAGTCTCGTTATTTTTTGGTTTAGAGACTTTCTCTCTTTCTTTTTTATCTGGATTTTTTCTTCCAGATGTTGGTAGTGTGTTTGCATTGGTGTCTACCTCCTTTATCCTTTTAAAATCGTAACTTAAAGTCTTGTTATCTATTACGATCTTAGCAGCTTCACTTGGCACACTTGCTTGGGAAGCCGTGTCTAGATTTTTAAATGTTTCAGTTGCAGTAAATGAAACTGATCCAGACCAGAATTTTTCGTACTTACCCATTTGGGTAATCTCTTTCCTTAATCATTTCTAAATAGTGAATGGCTTTATTGATGTCTTTTATTTTGCCTTTTTTTTTGTGTCTACAGATGTATTTTATAGCGCAACCCTCTGAAAATTCAAGTCTATTTTCGTTTATGAATTGTGCTGGTTGGATCTTCATATCCTTGTAATGATTTCCGTCTACTTGCTTTTCCAAGCTACTATAAATCATTGGTTTAAACATATCGGCATTAGTCATTTTATTATTCTTATGCTCCGAGCTTTTCCTGGTATTCTTTTCAGCCATCCTCTTTCCTCTAAGTTATTAATATAAACATTAACAGAATTTTTTGATTTTAAACCTACCGCCATCTTAATCTCATCGTAAGATGGCGATATGGTTTTCTTTGCAATATAGTTTTTAATAAACTTAAAAAGTTTTAATTGCTTTTCAGTTAAACCATATTGTTGCATTGTTTCCCCTAAAATTGATCTGCAAATCCATCATTAGCTGGCTTATCTCCGCCAGTTTTCTTGATGGTAATTTTCAAATCCTTATTTTCCTGGATGTAACAAGATGCTTCGCACCAAACACCATTAATCGTAAAGTTCTTACGATAAGGTTTGCCTGATTTTTGATTCACTTTATCACTATCCACCAACACTAAGTCTGGTCTTTTATCTCCAGCTTGTTTGTCGGGGTTCCTTTTCATTGAAAAGGTACAGATCCAATTAGGATCTTTTGGTTTTTGAAATTCAGCCATATATATTAACCTCCATTAAATTGCTGTTTTCTATCTAAAAAGGATTTCACTAATGTTTGATACCTTTTTAAATCTTGTTTCTTTAGCTCTGCTAAAAAATTCTTATTTTGACTTGCTATCTGATCTAAGTTTGCTTGATGACTAGCGTTTTTAATTCTTTCCTCAATGATGGTTGCTTGGTTTAAATCAACACCATTATTTTCATTATGATTTTGTTTTTTATTATCTAGTTCTACATCTGAATAAACTTCTCCATGAATACCAAGAGCTTTTAATATGGCTCTATCAACGCTGCGCTTTTCAGCAACCGCCACGGGGTAGGGGAAATCGTTATTTAAAGGAGATACTTCTCCAAGTGAATAAAATGTTTTAGCATTATATTTAGCTCCAGCTTTAACTACTGCACAACCTTTTTCTAAATTACAATGTATTAAATTAATATCAGTTTCAATGCCGTATAAATTTGCTAACTTTTCTACCTCTAAATGTTTGATTGCATATTTACCTGAACCTATCTGCCACATACCCCCATTAACTTTAAGTTTAGCAAGATAAGGTTTGAGTGTGTTTAAATGTATTACTTTAGACATGAGAACTTTCTGATAGCCAGATGTATGAATGAAGGGAAAGATTACTGCCGTAATAAAAACCCTTGTCTAACATCTCTGTCAAACGCATCTGGCTACCATCATTAGTAAAGTGATGACTTATAACTACGAGGGAGATAAGAAAAACAATCAATATAAGGAGCAAACCTTTTGATTTGTTTTTTTCCTTCACTAATTTTTTTTTAAGCAACCACATTTGCGGGTTTATAGTTGATATATCTTGTCTCATACTAAACCCCATAATTTCATTGCTGCTTGCTTGTGATCCCCTAAACCATTCCAAAAGAAATGTTCAAAATCACACGGAATATCTTGATGCCAGGTAGTTTTGCCAGCGTGGTTTTCCATAACTCTTTCTCTACGTTTAGCAGTAAGAGCCATTTGATTTAATTTTAGTTTTAAATTTTCTGGTTTTAAATCATCGCAATTATCTGGTGTAAAAACATTATAATCTTTTTCATTTAAAACTAATAAGTGTGGTTTCTTTTTTGTGGCTAACCAATAAAAAGCAACTTGTAAAATATGATCTTGCCAACCTAAATAACCTTCATCTATTTTGGGTAAAGAATAATTAGATGTACCATCTTTTCTTGGTCTATTTTTCTTTCTCCATTTTGTCTTAATTTCAACAAACGAATTTTTATCTTCTATATCTATTCTGCCAATACAAGGTAATAAACAATTAGGTAATTCAAAGCTAACCGATCTTTCACATTCAATAGGAGATTTTAAACCTACTTCTTTTAAACCAAATTTTAATTGTTGAAATGTTAATGCTAAACCTTGTCTATTAATTTCATGTTGTTCTTTATCAGCTTCGTTAGCTGGATCATATAAAGTAAATTTTTCTAAAATCTTTTCAAAAACTTTTCTTTGTGGTGGAATTTCTTTTTTAACTAAACCTTTTCCTTTAACATAATCCCAAACATAATTACCAAATTGTAATTGCGCTAAATCCCCTAAACAAACACCACTAAACATTTTAGAATTTATAGGTAGCTCACGTCTTTCTTCTTGGGATAGGTATAAATATTTATAACCCCAAATATCATCATTTGAATTTAGTTGAGAAGGGGAGTGATGGTTAATACCATAAAGCTCAACCCACTTAGGTAATTCTTTTATATTGTCTAAAAAATCGTCTTTTTCCATAAACCGAATCAATAGAACAATTCATAAACATTTGTAGATTCTTGTCAATACAAAAGGTGTATATATTAAAAAAGATATATTTATGATACCTCTTAAAGTTGAATAAATATTAATACTTATACCATTATATTCACAATAAATATATACTTAAATCTTGTCAAATTGGTAATTATCCATATAAGGAAATCATGCAATTAGAAACATTTAGAAAATCAAAAAATCTATCACATAAAAAGCTAGCTGAAT